CTGGACATAGATAAAGAGCCTACAGTGGCACTAGAAGATGTATTCGGGGCAGTCTATGTGTTACCACTTGTTGACATCACCTTAAGCACGCAGGGGCTATAATGCAAACTAATCTAATTGGACGTAAAATTTTGGAAGAAGACGGCACCCAGTCAGAGATAGTATTAATTGATCGGGACGCAGATAGCGTTTATATAGCGATTACAGTTAATAGCTATGGCGTATTATCTATAGTTAATGTCGAATCACTATTATTAGTGATGGATGACTAGGACATGGCCGTAAAGGCGTTCCAATCTTCATATTGGAGATACCATGAAGTTTGATTTAATTGAATAGGATAGACACATTATGGCTTTTCGAGGAAAATACACAGCGGTTTACGGGACATCAGAACATGGAGAGCTCATCCATTACGTTCGGCTATGCCCATTTGAGACAAACCAATTTCCGCATGGATTAGCTCTGGCTACGTCATGCAAAAGTTTTGCAGAGGCAAAAGACTTTGCAAAACTGGTTGATGCGTATATCGATGAATTTATAGCTATATCTGACGACGCATAACTATATGAACATAGGATAAGTAAAATGGAGTATCGTGACGCTAGAAATGCAATGCTAGTTTTAGAGTGCAAATGCGGACATTTTAAGCACGCGCATGACTGGAATTCGGTTTTCTGTGCTTTATGTGACTGCACTAATTTTGATCCTGCTGATGTAGATGAATATAATAGATTGTCTGCGGTAATCCATCAAGATGATCCACATGGATTGGATGGCTAAGTGTACGAAAAGCCGACACTAAAACAAGAGCGGTTTGCGCTAGAGTGGTTTAAAGAAGGAAACGCATCTCAAGCATATAGAGACTGCTACAACGCACAGAACATGAAGCCTGAAACAATTTGGACTGAAGCCTGCCTGCTATTAAAAAACCCAAAGGTGGCCAAAAGGATACAAGAACTAAGAGAAAGCACAATGCTAACAGCAGATGACATCATAAACGAGTATGAAGAGGCCAGGGAAGTAGCAAGATTAAACGATAATGCAAGCGCCATGGTAGCAGCTACAGCCGGTAAAGCTAAAGTGCTAGGACTAGATAAACTAACACTGGCCGGGGATAAAGACAACCCACTACGCATAGTACAAGGGATGAGCGAATCAGAGCTACAAGACGAACTAAGACGCATACAACTAAGACTATCAAGCATAGATGCAGAGTAAGCATACAGAATACAGACAGAGAGCCGGTTCGCGCCGGTTTTTTGTTGCCTGGAATACTGGAAACAGCAGCAAACATGCGATCAATCAGCAAATAACACATATTAAATAGGGATGGAAATGCTAGTCAACCCTCGCGAGAGACTGGACTTTTTTGTAAAAATGCTCGAAAACACCGGGTTTAGACAAAGGAATGTTCAAAAAACACGCATTTGTTTAGATTTTTACGGGTTTTGACTAAAAACAGCTCACCAGGATGCGATTTAAGACGTTTTTCAGGTGTAGGTGGTACGATTGTATAGCCTGTTTTATCGACGCTGAGAAGTGATATTTTGTGATTCGTTATTTATCAATAGTTTGCAATGACACACAAATATGATTATTACAATTGAGTTCAACCTCTCACCCTACGGATACAACTATCTAACGTATTTTGTCAGCGTCCAAAAATACACGGGGCGTTAGACTCTCGAACCAAGTAAACACTCGGTCTTGAGGACCATAAAAAACACATCAACTCAGGGGCTTTTTACGTTAGACATAAAAAAGCCCCGGATAACCAGGGCCGTTTCATTAAAGCTGATAATCATCAAAAGTCTGTAGCACTTGCTCTTTTGTGATGCCAATGTAACGCAGCGTTTCAGTCGTTGATGAGTGATTCAAAGTCTTGGCTATCAGCTCAAGCGGCAGGCCATCATCAAACATAGCTTTGCCGCGTGATTTACGCATACTGTGCGTGTTTATCGTTAGGCCAAGCCAGTCGCCAGCTTCTTTAAATACTCTGCTCACAGAGCCGCGTGTAATGGGTTGATCAGATGATCTAGTGTTGTGTGCTTGAAATAACCATGTATCGCTAGGGTATAACCTGCGTCTCTTATCTATTATCTCAAGAGCTGCGCTATTAAGCCTGATGTGCTTAAGTTTTCCTGTCTTAGCTTCCCTTAGTGTTAGTGCGCGGTTCTTGGTGTCGAGGTCTTTGTATCGGATAGCTAGCAAGTCGCCTATTCTGAGCGATAGATTCAGTCCTATACGCCATACATCTAAGTATACTTTTGGGTAGCGCTTCTCAAGCATGGCTGATACCAAGCTTATTTCTTGTTTGTTACATGCGTCAACGATGTTCATTAGATATTACTCTCTATTTAAATATTAATATTGAGTCTCAATGATACACCAATATAATGCTAATGTCAACCATTACATTCACTTATAATAACACACACTCGGTGGTATGTACCATAAGAATATTAGTTATCTCTTATGTAAATAACGCCAAGCCATTACGTGGTATAATGAAGTCTTTGAATTAGGAGGACACATGATAGACACAATGATTTTAGAACATCTTCGGTACGTAATGCAGGTAGTTGACAAGATGCCGAACGATTTAAACAGCTTAAAATTCAGTATGTCACGAATTGAGGGCTCACAGCAAATAAAGCAGGTGCATCAAGAGCAGCAAAACCAGCAAAACAATCAAGCAGAAGTAATCGAACAGACTAAAAAATAATCACCCAGGGAAAGCGTCATAACCGGCACTTCCCTTTCTTTTTGCCCAAAACTTCAATATAGTAGCGATTCGATACATCGACAATGCGTTCTAAGGCACGATCTCAACATAGGCTGTATGGTTGTATGGGTTGATTTAGGCGTGTTTGGTGGTAATATGCTGCAATGCGCTGTATGTCAATATCTCATATCATCGATAATGCAGGCCCAGTACATGGTCAATGATGTATGGTTCTGGTTCGGATATGACTGAATAGTATTAGAATGTTATAACATTACTATGTTGTTCTATTATAATATAAGCAACAACTAATACAACCAGGACTAGCCATACCCACCCGGCCTCATTTTAGCCGACCCCCACCCACCGTTTATGTGTGGGTAGATTGGGGTTTAGCCTGTATCTATCATGCAACCTCATAACCCTCAAAAATATTTTACAAAAATCCAGAAACTGTTGTTTATACGCAACTCATAAATTATTTCTGAACACATCAACCCCGTTTCTCAAATAAACTCGCCCTATTTACAAACCCCAAAATATTTTTCAAAAATTTTCCAAAATTGCTTACATTTAGCGACTGCTAAAACTATGTTATAATGTACGCTACTGATGAACCAATGGCTCAAGCAGATGGCAGCTACCCGTTCTGTCTATAATAAACGGACAATTACATCATAGAATTAAGCTGCGCATCTAAGTCGGCTTGAATAACTTGTTAGATATAAATATTATTAAGGTAGGTTTAAATGTTTGCAATTAATGAAGATGATTCGGTGACTGAGTATACAAGTAAGGATTGCCTGACCGGGAAGCGTTTTAAAGCAGTTATATTGACACTTGAAGATGTTCAGCTTGTAAATAAAGAATGGCTGCTCAACAGTGTTCTTATTCGTGCTTGCGGGTCAGCCAATTCAGTACGTCATTCACTGAACCAAGGCACTTTATGTACAGGTCAGCACCATTTGTTTGAAGGCCCTCTTGTTACATCAAATTAATACCGAGAACATTATGGTTCCAAACAGAAAGAAGCACAATCAGAAAAACGTGCACATCTTGATATACCCGTTGCACAAAGACTTACTTTACCTTATCCCGACTGTCCAACTCGATATTAAACCATTAAATGGTGATCGGTTGCACATCCGGTTTTACCTATTCAATCTAGTTGTTCAGGTTGAGATTTTGAAACACTAACACACTTTAAAAAATGATGGATAACAGAGAAGCGATATTAAGACACATCAGTTATATCTTAGCTGATAAATTGGCAATAATAAAAGAGAGCGAGCTGAATTTAAGAATACTAAAATCGGCAGACAACGCGATTAATTACTGGGTTGAAGAACTAAAGCTGCTTGATCTTGTTGAGTTCTGCAACACTGGCAAATATCCAGATTGAAATGATTGACTACACTGCCCTTTACGACGAATCCGATATTGAGGATGATGTGACTGAATTTGAGGATTTTTGTCCTCGATGTGATGGTTCTGGTGAGGGTTTGTACGATGGTTCTAGTTGTGGTTTATGTGGCGGTAGTGGGCATTATTTGGAGCGTTCTTGAACAAGCAAGAGTTAGCTCAATTAGTTGTACAGTACAGAGCCGCAGAAGATGAATTAGATAAAAGGCGCTGTGAGAAAGACCTTGCTTACTTCCTCAAACGGGCATGGACGATTATTGAGCCTGGAACTACGCTGCAATACAACTGGCATATAGACACGATATGCGGTTATCTGGCGGCTTACCATAACAATGAATTGCCCAACAAGCGGTTGATTATTAACATCCCGCCAGGAGCTTTGAAGTCAGTCCTTGTATCGGTGATGTATCCGGCATGGATATGGTGTACCCGTCCTGACATACGCATCCTAGCGATAGCCAATGCTGACAAGCTGGCGACTCGTGATTCCATTCGGATGAAGCAGATTGTAACGAGTGAGTGGTATCAAAAAAACTGGCCGTTAGCGTTACAGGTTGATCAGAATGAGAAGACTCTGTTTGTTAATGAGAAGCGTGGACTTAGGCAGAGTCAAGGCATAACTGCTTGTGTAACAGGGGTTCGGGGGGATCTTGTGCTGCTTGATGACCTACTTGACAGTCGTCACGCATTTTCCGACATCCTCCGGCAGAATGTCAACGACACCTGGGATCAAACCCTATCAACTCGTATCAATGACCCGACGACATCCGGGTTCATATTGGTTATGCAGCGATTATCACACCTTGACATCACAGGCCATCTGCTCAAGAAGAGCAAAATAAAATGGACGCACCTGTCCATTCCCATGCGTTACGAAGGCGACTCTACGTTTAACGCTGGAAAAGACTTAGGCAGACCTGAATTAAATGACCCTCGCACCAAAAAGGGCGAACTGTTATTCCCGCAAAGGTTTACCGAAGAAGCAGTCCAGGGTCTTGAAGAAGACTTAGGGGAGCATGGAGTTTCGGGGCAATTACAACAGAGGCCGTCCCCATTAGGCGGCGGCATTCTGAAAAAGCACTGGTGGAGGATATGGCCTGAAGATGCGCCATTACCTGTTTGTACGCACATATTTCACTCATGGGATACTGCGTTCAGTGAAGCCGACAGCAAGAATGCAGCTTATAGCGCAATGACTCGATGGGGCGTATTCTGGCATGAACAGCGAGAGCGTTACTGCATCATGGGACTGGGTATGTGGTATGGTCGGATTGGTTTTGAGGAATTACGTGCCAAGGTGAAAGAGTTTGACAAGAAGTACAAGCCTGATAGAAATCTGATAGAAAAAAAGGCGACTGGAATTACGCTGGTGCAGGAATTAAGACGAGCTTCTCCTGGGAAGGTAACGGCTTACACGCCTGGACGTGGAGAGGACAAGATCAGCAGGGCGCATTCTGTGAGTCCGATGCTTGAGTCTGGAATTGTTTATGTACCTGCGAGAGAATGGGCATTAGGGAATGGCCTTGAGAAACTTGGCATGACTGATTATGCTGCTATATTCCCGGCTGGTGGGCCACCAAGTAAAGACGTTGTGGATACAATTACGCAAGCACTTATCTACATGCGTTCCGGCCAATGGGCAGGTGAACACGATGATGACCACGAAGATCATTATGAAGAGCGTAAGTTATCAGAAGCGGAAGAAGAAGATGCACAAACCGAAGTTAGATCATTTTATGGGTAAAGATACAACTACTGATTTATTACCATGCGCAAATTGCGGTGGGGAAGGTCTATTACATCAGCAGAAAAATAATGAAGGATTAGGCTGCGGATTGTTTATTGAATGCAGCAATCCATTATGTCGGATGACAACACCATTAAAATTTTCGTTAATGGATGATGTCGCACAACTATTAGCAGAAATTTGGAACAGACGAACTGATTATGAGTAAAATTTACATTTGCGAGGCCGGTTACAAATACGAGGAAGGGAGTGTGGTTGCAGCTAGCACCAGCTTTCTTAATGCGTGGAAGATGGCTAGAAAACTTCGTATTGAATGCGAACAGATGGATGAACGGGTTATGCGGCTAGTGGGTAATTGTCACTGGGCAAGCGACCATGAATATTTATTGATACGAGAGTTTGATGATGTCTAATTTACATAACTACACAAACTGCTTGAACATAGTTATAAGGACTTTAACAATGAATGAAGATTATAATCGCGCTCCGGTTGAGTGCACTGTTAGGCATAAAAAACCCGGAAGCAGCAATTAAACTGAACCGGGCCGTGTTAATGAACATTATACCATAGGCAAAATAAAAATGCAACATGATGACCCAGATACTCTAAGACGTGCAGCTCTTTTAATATATGAAAAATATGGAAAATCACAACAGGTATCAATAAATGAATTGCTAGATTTAGCAAATGAAGTTGATGGTTCTGTAGAAGTTCTTCCTGAATATTATTATCCAATAGGGAATACTGGCTCTGACGCATAACGCAAGTTATACGACAGTTTTTCCGATTCGGATTATTTCTTGATTCGCGAGTTTTTATGACAAAAATATGTAGCACGCTCTTCGTAAAGAAAAGTGAGCAAGACTACCGATTCGGGTGCCCTATCCCCGATTTATATCACAACAAATACCTACTTAAATTCGGTAAATATTGCTCACCAAAAGACCTGAATGACTTGTTTGTTATACATAGAATGTTTGGTACAGACTGGGAAACCCTAGTAAGAGACTATATACGATGAATATGATATTGAAGATCAGGAAAGACGGGAATCACAGGAATGATTAATTAGCAAACATTATTTTAACTAACAATTCTTGCCGGGAGGCAACACGATGTACCAAGAAGAACAAGACGACATACCAACACTCGAACAAGATCCGCCTGATTTAGAGTTCATTCTAAAGGCCGCTAAAATGGCCGAAATGGAAGGCCAGCCTATCGAGCAAATACTTGATCCTAACGAACTTGCGCTATACAAAGCGTATACTCAGGAAGAAGAGCCTGTTGAAAGTAATGAACACTACGCTAATCTGGTAGATATTATTGACAAAACCGAACTAAGTGCCCTTGCACAAAACGTCTGCAACTGGGTAAGATTTGATGAAGAAACCCGCTCAGATTGGTCAAAGCGTGAGTCTGAAGGCATCCGGTTACTTGGAGTTTCAGACAAAGTATCTGGTGGCGCTACTTTTGATGGAGCCAGTACCGTAGTGCATCCGTTGTTAGCCAAGGCTGTCACCGAATTTCAAAGCCGTGCAATCTCGGAAATGTGGCCGTCCGAAGGCCCGGTAAAGTCTATTGTGCTTGGCGAAAAAACACCTGAACGTTTGGCACAGGCGCAGCGTGTCGAAGACTACATGAATTTTCAGTACACGGAAGACATGCCTGGAGCGTTTGAGGAAGAAGATAATCTGCTATTCCGCTTACCTTTGTCCGGATCTTGCTTCAAGAAAATCTATTATGATCCACTGGTCAGGAAACTCTGTTCACGGTTAATAGAGCCATCAGATTTCATTGTCCCATTTTCCGCTACTGACTTGGCTTCAGCCCCTCGCTACACACACCGATACCGGGAACCATTCAATACAGTCAAGAAAAAAATTGCTCAGGGTTACTATGCGAAACCGAAAAAACTCACTAAAGCCACCAATGAGTTGTTTGATTATCCTGCGGTAAAGACTGAGATAGACAGTACCGAAGGAAAGCAAAGTATTGGCATCGATGATAATAACAACACCATCCTGGAAATGTATGTTGACCTGGACATTAAGGGCATGGAAGATGTAGATGCTGACGGCATACCGACTGGCGTAGCATTGCCTTATATCGTCTGGATTGACCGGGACGATCAGGAAGTGTTGAGGATACAACGTAACTGGCTACCTGAAGATGATGTCAAGAATGCTAAGGTCAATGTCACGCATTACCGATTCATGCCTGGACTGGGTTTTTACGGTTACGGATTGCTTCATCTGATTGGTGGACTGGCTAATTCTGCAACTGGCTCATTAAGGGCGCTGTTAGACTCCGCAGCGTTCGATAACATGCAAGGAGGATATAGGACAAGGGATAGCCGCATAAAAGGTGGTGACAAGCCTTTATCTCCTGGAGAATGGCGTGAGGTTGATTCTAGTTCTGAAGAATTGTCTAAGGCGTTTTACCGCATCCCTTACACTGAACCCAGTGCTGTTTTGTTTAATCTATTGGGTTATCTTGACAATGCCGCCAAGACTTTCGCTGGCGGCGACATCATGTCTGGCGATTCCAACCCGAACGCTCCGGTAGGCACTACACTAGCGTTGATTGAGCAGGGCGGCAAGACCTTCTCGGCCATTCACAAGCGACTGCATGTGGCGCACCGTAATGAGTTCAAGATTCTGGCTAGGCTTAACTTTGAATATTTGCCTGAAGGCGGCTATCCGTACTATACGCAAGCTGGAGACCAGAATATTTTCCCGGCTGATTTTGATGCTCGTATTGACGTAGTGCCGGTATCCGACCCATCTATTATCAGCAATTCACAGCGTGTTATGCAGGCACAAGCTGCTCTTGAATTAGCGGAAAAGCACCCGGACAAGGTGGACATTAACGCGGCTTTAAAGGTCATGCTTCAGGTCTTGAGGATACCAAATTACGAGGATTTGTTAAAACCGAATGAAGAAATGCAAGCCAATCAGCAAAAAATGGTGGAACTTGAAATGGCGTTGAAAGAAGCTGAGATTGCTAAACTGAGTGCTCAGTCTGAAGAACTTAAAGCAAAGAAGGCTGAGAGTTATTTACGCGGAATGTTTAGCGCCATTCAAGCAGCTCAATTGGTGGCTACTAACCCGGCTATAACGACTATAGCGGATTCTATATTTTACTCTGCTGGTGGCACCGATCAGAATGAAGCGCCGTTGATACAAGCGCCTCAGCAGCCAATGCAAGAACCCATGCAGGAGATACCGCAGAATACTTCCCCTGGATTTCCAGCCAATCCTGTGCAGCCAGTTCCAGGCCCTGCTATGCCTGAACAAGCCATGCCGGACGTTCCTTCTCATGGAACTGGAAGGGGAATTGAAACTATGCGTTCAGACGGTTAATTAAACTTTTAAAATTATTTAAAACAAATAAAAAATAGGTATCAAAAGTGATGAATAGATTTGATTATGTAAGATATGACGATGAAGCTGCAATAGCACAAGCTCAATTCAAAGAAATATTTATTGAAGTTAATCGATATATTGACGTTCTGTATGATGGGAGAGCGAAAGAATTGGCATTAACCAAGCTAGAAGAAGCATATATGTGGGTTGGTAAAGCTATACGAGATGAACAAATTTCTCGAAACGTTGATACTGAATTGCAAGAAGAGCGTAGAGATTCTTAATTAAACAACGTTTAAATAGCCTGCCCACACATAATTCGTTGGCAGGCTATGACTCAGGATCCCATTCATAAGAAATATGCGCAAAAAACTGAAACCCGAATACTTTCAGATAAGATATATCCCAAATAACATCAAACCATTCGTCCTCATCATCTATTTGTATATATTCCTCACTCTCTTCATCAAAAACAAAGTAAACGGTTTCAGTGACAAATCTTGGTATTAGAAAATCCAGGATGAATAGTATTAGTTTCATGATTTTGATGCCAGTTAGGAATCCCATTATGTTTTACTGTTTTTTTTTGAATCCAAACGCTCTATAAGTTTAATCGCTTGAGTTTCTGCGTCACTAGCTATCCATTCGTCGGGGCCACGATTAGCTAATAATCCGCTCATGGCAAGTGCTGCGAATAGTTCCAGTTTAGTTAGTGTCGGAATTGCGCTTATAGGCAAATTACGAATGGTAGGATAAACTCCATCTAAAATAGAAATTTTAGGCAAAGGCCCATAGTTGTCATTTTGTCTCATGATTTTTATTCCTGCTCAAGCCGCTTTAAACCATCCGTAAGTCCCCATAAAAACCATCCCTGTAGATCTTCATCGGTATATGGGTTATCGTGCTGTGCCATGCCGTTTTTGGCGTATTCTATGCCATGTTCATAGGCTAGTGTTTCGCGTGGTGTTTGTGGGCTCATAACACCAACTCCGGGTAGGCCAATTGGAATGCGGCTTTGGAATAAGTATTTACTTGGCTAAAATTCGCATCGAAGATTTTACCCGTTGGCTGGCCGACAATCACTGCCGCAGCTTTAAGTTTGACCCATGACAGTGCTTTCCATGAAATGTTATTCATGTCTGCTACGCGCTTGATGGTGTACCATTCTTTTGATTTGTCCAACTCGATCTTAAGCTGTTCTTTTTCTTCTTCAACAATGATCAGTGCCTTGAGTGCTTCCAGGTAGGTTTGTGGCGTGTTGATTAATTTTAACTGCTTTTCGCATTGGATGAAGTATTTTCGTACTTCCTTTCCTTTCGCAGTCCCGGACATCATGGCGATGTTTTTGCCAGCGTCTATGGTCAAGAAATATTCAACCTTGCCCTGCATCCCCAGTGTTGAAGCCTCGCCCTTTTGGGGGAGCTTGATATAATCAGCATTTTCAACCAAATCAGCTCTATCAATCTGCGCCTTTATCCAGGTTGAAAAATCCTTGGCTACTTCCAGGACTTTATGCAATTCCCTGGCGTTTGCTGCTTGGACAGTCTCATTGCCAATCGTGGATTGTTGAATTTGTATTAGTTCGTTCATTTTGTTCCTGTGTGTTGGATTGGGTCTGAGCAGGATTGGTATCCCATGTTCCACCAGTTGCTCAATGCGATATATTTCCTGATCACGTATGGATTAGCATCCCTGCCCAGGCCAGACAATGCAGCTTCAATGCCTTTGTGGTATGCTTTGTGCGCTTTGGTATTCGCTTGTGGTATCAACGGGCATTCCTAGAATCAATATATTTAACATTACTTAACTTACCTAATCCCGCAAAGGCAAAAGATTCCTAGGGAATCAATCGCTTGCCCAGGGGATTAGATACCCGACTATGGCAGA